AACAACAATTGATGGTTTTGCATCTGAATTATTAACAGAAGAATTTCTAGAAGAAGGTGCATTTGATATGATTAAAAGAGCTGGAAACTGGGCAAAGAATGTTGGTAGACAGACATGGAACAAGTTTCAAAAAGTAATCAAGAAAGTTATAGATAGTGTGAAGAAAGTCTTAAGTAAGATTGCAAAAATGGGTAAGAGAATGTTTGACGCAGTTATGTCATTCTTTAATCTAGAGATAAGTAATGTAAGGGGTGTACCCGTAGATATAAGTTTATAATATGTATGAATTAGTTGAAGAGGCCACCAAGGTCTTAAGAGAACCTACAAGTGAATTTGATTTTGAGAATCCACCTGAATGTCCTAAAGAAGTAGAAAAGAACCTTTCAGAGGCAATGGAGAGGTTTGGTGGTATTGGTTTATCTGCAAATCAGTTAGGACTAGATTATAGAGTTTTTGTTATGAGAACTGCAGACAGTGGTATCAAAGCATTCTTCAATCCCGAAGTTACAAAGTTATCAAAAGAAACGGAAATGATGAAAGAAGGTTGCCTTTCTTTCCCCGATATATACCTTATGATAAAAAGACCTAAAGCTATTGAGTTTGAATACACAGACTCAGATGGTGAAAGGCATACACTACAATTAGAAGGATTAGGTTCTAGATGTGTTCAACATGAGTTAGATCATTTGAACGGGATCATATTCCTTCAAAGAGCCTCTAGGTTTAAAATTGAAAGAGCTTTGAAAGCAAGACCTAAAGAGAGGAAGAAGAGATTAAATTATGAGCGCAGAATGGAAATTGCTAGACAACTCCAAAGTATTCAATCACAAGCTGATTCCGATACTGACACAGGAGGAGTGCAAGAATCTGATAAGGTGGCACAAGAGTCATAAACACCTAACAGGAGTTGGTTCAGGAGAGGACTATCTTGGTATCAGAAAATTACATATAAACAATGAACAAATTCGCCTACTATTTCAAAAAGTAGAAACACATTGCACTGCAGAAATTTACAAAGCAACAGGTAGAGTATTCTTTCCTGAAATGTCTGTTATGACTGAATGGCCAATCGGTGGATTTCAAGACCCACATCTAGACACATATTCTTATCAAGAAAAAGACGATGTTGATTATAATGAAGAAGAACGAGAAAAATCACCTAGACGAGAATGGACTTGTATAGTATATTTGAATGATGATTATACAGGTGGTGAGACTTATTTTCCACCAACTGATTATTATCCGTTTGGATATCAAGTAGAAAAGAATGTAGGTGATGGATTACTATTCCAAGGTATCTATCATGGTCATGGAGTATTCAAAGTGAGAAGAAATCCTAGACACACTCTTGCAATTTGGTTCTCAGATAACATAGACTATGCAATGACTCAAAGACCAGTAACAGAATTAGATCACAACGAAAACACCATTCGAAACCATCTACAATATAGAATCGATGATACACTCTATAGTGCAGATGGATATCTCTCAGGATCAGACTGGGTCGACTGGAAACGACAAGCAAAATCTTAAACCCCCCAACCTCCGTGTAGCTCAACAGGAATAGAGCAACGGCCTTCTAAGCCGTAGGTTGTAGGTTCGAGTCCTACCACGGAGGCCAAATCAAGCCTTGACAATGCCTACCGCTTTCTGTTAGCATATAGGTATGAGTAATTTAGTAAACGACCAAATCTTAGACAACATCTCTGATGATGTATGTGCTTTGTATGATGACAAAGGTGTTTGGGGTGTTATTGATGCAATTCAAAGTGACTTTGGGGCAGATAAAGTAGTCTATTCTAAAGACGATGATGACCACATCGATACACTAATCAAACTAAGGTTCGATTCATACTGCATATAAAACAGTGGCTTAGAGGCCTTGACAATGCCTCTGGCTTTTTGAGATAATATAAACATGACTGAGAGAATACAAACACAAAAAGACAACCTTGCAAGATTGATGGCGGGGGAAAACCTTACAGTTGTGCATAGGAAAACTCCTACTGCATACTTCGATCTTAAGAACAGGTTACTATGTTGCCCTATTTTCAAGGAAGACATTTCACCTGAACTCTATGACCTATTCATGGGTCATGAAGTTGGTCATGCATTATGGACTCCATATGAAGGTGTTCACTCTGCAGTCACTAAGAACAAAACTCTTAAAGGATATCTCAATGTTATTGAGGATGTCAGAATTGAGAGAAACATCAGAAACAAATATCAAGGATTGAGGAAGTCTTTCTTCACTGCATACAATGAGTTGATGGAAATGGACTTCTTTGGTGTCAAAGGTAAGAACCTTCAAGAACTTTCTTTGATCGACAAGATCAACCTAATCACTAAGTGTGGTTCTAGGATCAACATCAAGCTTACTAAAGAAGAACAATTCTTCTTGGACTGGGCAATGAAGTGTGAGACTTGGGAAGAGGTTGAAGAATGTGCGACTGCAATCTATGAGTGGTCAAAAGAAAACGAAACAAGAACAGAACAAGATGAACAGTTAGTTCCTCAAATGTTTGACATCGGTGACGATGAAGAAGATGAGGATGGTGAAGAAGAAGAACAAGAAGGTGAGTCTTGGGAAGAGTCTTACGAAGATTCAGAAGAGGAAGAAGAAGACAATCTTCCCGAAGTTCCTGAGACTACTGGAAGTGGTCAAGAAACTGAGGAAGAAGAATCAGAAGAAGAAGCTGAAGAGGAAGAGAGAAAAGAAACAGGTGGTGTTTCTAATCAAGGTACTCCTGAACAGTATGATGATGAAGATGGTGCAAGAGAGTCTATCACAGAACACAATGCACATAACAACGAAGAACAATTCATTTCAGAAACAAATGTTGTAAGAACTCAAATCAACCTGAAAGAAAAAGGGTTCTCAGATTTTGTTACTGACACTCTTTATGATTACAAACTGGTTCTAGAAGACTGGAGTGAATACTACGAACAAGCTCTTAAAGATTCTTACTATGCAAGTAGAATTGATTCTACTAAGAAAAGAGGTCTTCACACTTTCAAAAAACTAGAGTCAAAGAACAAAGCCATTATCAATCACATGGCAAAAGAATTTGAAATGAGACAGACTGCATTGAATTCAAGATATGCATTCACTGGTAAGACTGGTAAGTTGGATATGAACAGACTTGCAAAGTATCAGATCGTGGATGATGTTTTCAAAAGAGTTACTTATCTTCCTGATGGTAAGAACCATGGTGTCAACATCATGTTGGACTGGAGTGGTTCTATCTGCAACGAAGTTCAAGACTTACTAGAGCAGACTTTCATTCTTACAATGTTCTGCAGAAAAGTTAACATTCCTCACAGAGTGTATCTCTTCTCAGACAACATTTCTAAGAAGCCAGTAGAGGTTGATTCAACTACTCAATACTGGAGAGACAGAAGTGGATACCTCGTTGAGATTTTCTCTAACGAAATGAATTCAAAAGAATACAAAGAAATGTTCTTAAACATGTCTGTTCTTTACAACCACTACATGACTGACAACATCAGATATGGAAGAGGTGGAAAGTTTGCAAAGAAACTTGAAGGATGGAACAACTGGTTCGAAGGTTGTGAGTTCATTGACCCTGACCAGTATGGATGGATCGACATGCCTACGGATGTGTATCCAACTTCAAAGTACAGCTTGGGTGGAACTCCACTGGATACTACACTGGTTGCAATGAGAGGATTACTTCCTAAGTTCAACAAAGCTTACGGGATTGAGAAATCAATTTTGACAGTTATCACTGATGGGTTTTCTCACTCAGCTGACATTCTTAACTTGAACGATGAAGAGAGAGCAGAACAAAGAGAACAAATGGGTGATGGTGACAGCTGGGACTTCTCTCAAGAAAGAGACATCATTGACCCTATCAATGGAAGAGTTTATCCTTACGAAGTCAAAGAGAGAAGATACTACAGAAACGATTTCAAGAAGACTCAGAACCTTCTAGACTGGGTATCTAAAACTACTGGTGTGACTGTTACAGGTTACTTTGTTTGTGGTAGAAAAGGTGATATGATCTCTTTACTACAATCATGTGGTGAGATTGAAAACACTTACGACCATGATGGTACAATCCAAACAATGTGGACTAAAGCTAGAAAAGAGGGTGTTGTAATCAAAGTTCATGGATACAACAAACTGTTCTTGACTTCTGCATCTAATCTTGGAACCGATGGTACTGAGAGTTTGGATGATGAATTGATAGGTGCAAAGAAAGCGACAATCCTATCGAGGTTCAAAAAGAATCAGAATGCAAAAAGCACTTCAAGATTCTTGACTAATGAGTTTATAAAGGAGATAGCATAATGGCTGAAATAAAAGTAAACGATGATACTTTTGATGTCGAAGAATTCTTTTGGGTTCTTGACAACATTAGGGAATCGGGAAAAATGAATATGTTTGGGGCTCCCAAATGGTTAGAAGAAAACATGGACTTGACTAAAGAACAAGCAAAGCAAGTATTCATGGCTTGGTCGGAGACTTTCAATGCCACATCTTAGAGTTGACGATGCCTACTACGAGAGGATTCCGACTCACGATCTCAGCAAGTTCGCTGACGCGATCAATGATGTTGGGCCATCCCCATGTGTCTTTCACAATTGTGATAGGTTCGAATTGTGTAAAGAAGAGAGAGTTGAATGTTTTGCATTCAGAGCTTGGGTCAATAATGGTGAGAAGTATTTGACTGAGAAGAATGCAAAAGGTGAGATAAAATGTGTCAAAAAACTAGGGAGATTACTTGAACCTCTCAAATAAAGGCCTTGACAATGCCCCTGGCTTTTTGATAGCATATACTTATAGATTGATGAAAAAGGAGACTATATGGAAAAATCTGTGAAAGTAAATGGTAAGGACTTTGCCATTACTCCCGATAAGGGTGAGGTGTTGGATACCCTCATTAAATCGTATCCAAACAAGACTGCCTTTACAAGGGCGGAGATCAAAGAGGCACTGGATGGTTATCTACCATACTGGATCAAGTCCTCTAGGTTCCCATTCAAGGAACAGAATCCCGAAGGTGGGGTTATCTTCAACCTTGAACAGGTTATCTCAGGATACAACGGTGGGTATTCCCACGGTGGTGAATCTCCAGTGAAGGTTGCACCAGTTCCAGCAGCTGTTCCTTCGAACATGCCTGTTGCAGCTGCAACTGCTTCTGTGAATTTACTTGATGAACAAGTCAAGATCATTCCTGAGAAGATGTCAAACTATGTTCCATTTGGACATTTCAAAGATGTCAAGAACATAATCAAGTCTAAAATTTTCTTTCCAGTTTTCGTAACTGGTCTTTCAGGAAATGGTAAGACTCTTATGATCGAACAGGTTTGTGCCCAATTGAAGAGAGAACTCTACAGGGTCAACATCACCATCGAAACTGATGAGGATGATTTGATGGGTGGACATTCTCTAGAAAATGGTAACATCATATTCAGGGAAGGCCCTGTTGTCAAAGCAATGAGAAAAGGAGCTGTCCTTCTTCTTGATGAAGTTGACTTGGGTTCTAACAAGTTGATGTGTTTACAATCAGTTCTTGAAGGTAAAGGTTACCTAATCAAGAAAACTGGTGAGTGGGTGACTCCTAAAGAAGGGTTCACTATCCTTGCTACTGCAAACACTAAAGGACAAGGTTCGGAAGATGGGAAGTTCATCGGAACTCAAATCATGAACGAAGCCATGTTGGAAAGGTTTGCAATCACAATGCAACAAGAATATCCTCCAGTGAAAACTGAGAGAATGATTCTTTCAAAAGAAATGGGTCTGACTGGTGAAGTCGATCAAGATTTCTGTGACAAACTTGTTGACTGGGCTGATGTAATCAGAAAGACTTTCTACGAAGGTGGTATCGATGATGTCATCACTACTAGAAGGTTGGTTCACATTGTGAATGCATACAGAATGTTCAAAGACAAAATCAAGTCTATTGAAATGTGTATTTCAAGATTCGATGAAGAGACTAGGAATTCAATCCTTGATCTCTACACCAAGGTTGACGCTGGTGTTAACCTTGAGGAATCAGAAGAAGAAACTTCTGAAAACCCTGTTGACGATTCAGACTACTAATAGTAAAATAGTAGGTATGTCAGAAATCAACTACAAATACAACGAGAAGGAACTCCTCAAGGAGTTCTCTTCTTATGTAGATAAAACATATGATCTACACTATTCTAAGGATAAGTTTCAGGCAACTGAGTTTATCATGGATGGTGGACACGGAGAGGGATTCTGTATCGGTAACATCCTTAAGTATGCTCAAAGGTATGGTAAGAAGGATGGATACAATCGTGCAGACTTGTTTAAAGTTATACACTACGGGTTCCTTGCTTTATATAATCACGACACACACATAAAGGAGGCTGGAAGTGATGAAAATTAGTACAGATACGAGGAATGTCTTAAAAAATTTCTCAACTATTAACTCAGGTATTAGAGTTAAGAGTGGTAACAAGTTGGAGACTATCTCTAACATGAAGAATATTCTTGCAGTGGCAACGGTAGATGAATCGTTCCCTCAAGATTTTAGTATATATAACTTGCCTGAGTTCTTAGGTGCAACATCGTTAATGACTGATCCCGATTTTCAATTTGGTGATGCAAGTCTAACAGTTGCAGATGAGAATTCAAGTCTTGCATATTTCTATGCAAGTGAAGGTATGGTTGTTGCACCTGATAAAATGATTACAATGCCTGAGGCAGAAATCAACATTGAGATATCATCAACACTTCTTTCTGAGTTACAGAAAGCTGCAAGTGTTCTAGGTGTAAATGATCTAGTATTATCTAGTGATGGTAATGTAATCAAACTAGATGTTACTGATAAGAAGAATCCTACATCAAATACATTCTCAAGAATCGTAGGTGAAGGAAATGGTTCTACTTATACGATGAACTTCAAAATTGAAAACCTTAAAGTCCTTGATGGGAACTACAGGGTTGCAGTATCATCAAAAGGTATTTCTAACTTTGTCAATACAGACATCGATCTAGAATACTTTATTGCATTGGAGCCAGACTCAAATTACAATGCTTAACCTATATATTAGTGTGAGTATTGTGCCAGTCTCTGCAATGCACACGGGAGTTATCCGATCTCATCAATCTTCAAGGGTGGATAGCACTGTAGACTCGGCGGGGAGTTTACAACCATGAATCAAGAATATCTATTCGTAGAAAAGTATCGTCCTCAAACTATTGAGGACACGATACTACCTGCTGGTTTAAAATCCACATTCCAAGAGTTCGTAAAACAGGGAGAGATTCCTAATCTCATGTTATGTGGTTCTGCTGGTGTTGGTAAAACAACAGTGGCTAAAGCACTCTGTAATGAGTTAGGTGCAGACTTTATTGTAATCAATGGTTCTGATGAGGGGAGACTCATAGACACCCTTAGAACTAAGATAAAGAACTTTGCATCTACTGTATCATTATCAGATGCACCAAAGGTTGTTATACTGGACGAGGCAGATTACATATCTGCAGATTCAGTTCAACCAGCTTTGAGAAACTTCATAGAAGAGTTCTCTGCAAACTGTAGATTCATATTCACTTGTAACTACAAGAATAGAATCATACCACCGTTACATTCAAGAACAACGGTAATCGATTTCACAATGACTCCTGATGAGAGACAAAGACTTGCATCAGTTTTCCTTGCAAGACTCATGGAGATTTGTGATACCGAAAATATCAAATACGATCAAAAGGTTTTAGTTGAACTTGTAATCAAGTTCTTCCCCGATTTCAGAAGATGTATCAACGAGGTACAAAGGTATGGAGTCTCAGGAGAAATTGATAGTGGATTACTATCTACACTTTCCGAAGAGAAACTTACACCTCTCATTGATATGTTGGCTGAGAAGAATTGGAAAGGTATGAGAAAGTGGGTTGGTAAAAATTCCGACAATGATTTCAACACCCTCTATCGTAAACTTTTCAATGCATTGGAACAACGATTGGAACCTACATCCATTCCAGCTGCAGTTTTGTTTATCGCTGACTATCAGTACAAGTCTGCTTTTGCTATGGATTCTGAGATCAACTTCGTTGCATGTTTAACTGAGATCATGTCGGAGTGTAAATTCAAATGACAGAATATAGAGAGAGAGTAGATATGCAGAAGAAGATTCTTCTTGCAGAAGAGTATAGACAATCACCTAAATGGATACATGCACATAGTTTAGATTCAATGTGGTATGAAACAGAAGAAACTAAAGCAGATGCAGTCAAGGGTGTAATGGATACTCAATTCATGGATGGAAGAATCGAGAGAGTTGTGAATTCAACTGGTAAAAAGTATATCCTTAAGGAAGGTTTGACTGGTGAAGACCTAGTACAGGAAGTAACTAGAAACCTTGCAGACTCAGGTAAACAACTCGGTGAGTAAACGAAATCCATTCGATTTTGTAAAGTCGGTCTCTTACGACAAAAAAGACCTCATGGTTGATGAGGTCGAAGAGAAAGCGTATCAACCATTCTTAATAAACAGAGCATTATCCTATCATCAGGATTCTGTTTTCCTTACTAATGAAATGAATGTCAGACATGGTGTAGACAACCGTCTTCAATACCAGTTTTTCCTAAATACTCTTAGAAAAAGACAACGATTTTCACAATGGCAAAAGCCTTACATTAGTAAGAAACTCGATACTGTAAAAGATTATTATCAGATATCTACTAGAGAAGCCAAAGACTATGTGGAACTATTGTCTGATAAACAGTTACGAGAATTGAAAAACAGAATGAAAACTGGTGGTAAGGATAATGGATAACCAAGAAGATATAATCAAAGACCTTGTCGAGGTCACTTTCCCTGAGAAAGACGATTTCCTTAAGATACGGGAAACACTCTCACGCATAGGTGTTGCATCCCGAAGAGAACAAGAACTCTTTCAATCATGTCATATACTACACAAGCGTGGTAAGTATTACATAACACATTTCAAAGAACTATTCAAACTAGATGGTAAACCTTCTAACATAGATGAGTCAGATATCGGTAGAAGGAATACTATTGTAGGCCTATTAGAACAGTGGAATCTAGTATCAGTTGTTGACAAACAACAAATAATAGAACCTAAAGCACCACTCTCTCAGATCAAAATCATTCCTTTTAAGGAAAAAAGTGAGTGGAAATTGACCACTAAATACTCTATAGGCAGTAATAACTCCTAAATATACCTACGATATCACTTATGGTATCGGAGGAGAAATTTATGCTAGAATTCCTACAATGGATTATAGGATGGATTCAGGTGATACCATGGTTAGTAATGGGTGCATCATTAGTTGCAGCTCTTACACCTACACCAGTCGATGACGGATTAGTCAAAAAGGCTTACAAAGTGCTTGACTGGGTTGCCTTAAATGTGGGTAAAGCCAAGGACTAAATAAGATAGTAAACTAATAAGTGAGGAATACATTATGGAAATAATTGCAATTATAATCGCAGTAGTATTAGTTGGAATATTCGTTTACTCTTACCGTGATACCAGCACACCTCCACCGATTGAAGTACCTTTAAAGAAAAAGGCTGCTCCAAAAGTGGACAAGAATGATAATGGTATCATATCAAAGGCAGAGTTGAATAAACTAACAAAGGTTCAACTGTTTGACCTTGCAGAGAAAAAATCTCTAAAGGTTAAAAAGTCGGGAACTAAAGCTGCAGTTGTGAATGAAATTTGGTCTCAATTGAGATAATCTTATTCAGAATAACTAAAGGGTGCTTCATGCACCCTTTTTTTTGGCCCATAGTAAGTTCAAAATCATAAATAATTGCATGGAAGATTTGTTTATTTTGATAGGTGAAGTGGGAGCTCCGATTGCTGGTGCAATCGTGATGGGGTTCTTTATCTTTATTGTTATCAAACAAATCTTAGAAGGAGTAGTAGACGATATAAAAACCCTAACAATGTTTTGTAAATCATTAGAGAATCGTGCAAGAACGATGACAAATGAATTAGTTAAGATAGACATGTTAGTTTCAAGTGCGTTAGAATTAAGACCTGACATAGAAAGAGTCGCAAGGACGGAAAATTTCATAGAGGATGGTAAGGTCGACGCTAGGAGAGATTGATAGTGTCGGATATAGCAACTCTAATAAGTGATTATGGTTTTCCCATAGTCATGATGGTAGGTCTAGGATATTTCATATACTATATTTGGTGGTTTGTAGGTGAGAAATTAGAACCCGAAATTGAGAAACAACACCTTGCATTGATAAGAGTTATCGATCAGGTGCGTATGTTAGACCAAGATTTAATCAGATTACAACAGAAGGTAGATGTCGTTTTAGAATATAAGGAAAACGAAAAGAAAAAGAAGGCTCAAAGGAAATGAACAACTATAAAATAACATTTATACTTTTTACTTTTATAGTCTTACTAGGATTATCTAATACAGTTCTAGGAGACGAGATCGTACACAAATTTAAAAATCCTAGCTTCTCAGGGATTGGTACAGGCGCACATTACCTTACCATTGAGAATCAGGAACACAGCAGAAAGAAGGCAATCGAGGATTCACTTGAGGCTGCCAGAAAAGCTGCAGAGAGAGAAGCAGAGAACACCACGCTTGCAAAATTTATTAGAAACTTGGAGTCGCGTATTTACGCTCAGTTTGCAAAACAGTTAGTAGAATCTATGTTTTCAAACGACAATCCAGCTGGATTTGGTTCATTCATATTAGAAGGTAACACTATTACATGGGAAGTTATCACAGATGAATCAGGTGCAGAGTTTATTAGATTAACAATCGTTGCTGAGGATGGTTCAGAAACCGTAGTAGAGATACCAGTTGGTACTGGTAACTTTGGTCAAGACCCTGATACAGGTGGCGGTGATGGAGGCGGTTAATGTTAAAGGTACTATCACTAACACTCTTACTTGTTCTGAGTGGATGTGCTTCTTTTCCTCAGTGGTCAGATAAACCACAGGACTGTAGTCGTTGGGATGAAGGAATCAAAAAAGATGTCTACAGTGCAGTTAAGAAACAACTGTCAAGGAAATACATTTGTGTAGAATATCCCGAAGTAGTTAAGCTTCCAGCTTACTTAGAATTATTACAATTACCACCAGCAAAAGAAAAACCGATAGTTGCAGTTTACAATTTTTCAGATAAAACTGGACAAAGAAAATCGGTTCAAAACATTGCAAGTTTCTCGACAGCAGTAACTCAGGGTGCAACTGAAATGGTTATAGATGCACTTAAGACTGCTGGTGGTGGGACATGGTTTAGAGTCGTTGAAAGAAACGGTATAGATCATTTAGTCCGAGAAAGACAAATCATTCGATCTGCAAGATCAGACTATGCAAAGAAGACTGAACAAACAGACGAAGGTATCCAACCTCTCTTATTCGCTGGTATTATTATCGAAGGGGGGTTGATTGGTTATGACACTAATCTCAGAACTGGAGGAAGAGGCGCACGGACTCTAGGTATTGGGTTTAGTAAACAGTATCGTCAAGATGCTGTTACAGTCTCCATGAGAGCAGTTTCCGTTCTCACTGGAGAAGTTTTGTTGAATGTCCAAACTCGTAAGACCATTTTATCATATGGTTCAGGTGGGGATGTCTTCCGATTCATCGAGGAAGGAACCCAGCTAGTTGAGATCGAGGATGGAGTGGGAAATAATGAATCAGTGACTTACGCAACACGATCAGCAATTGAAGCTGCAGTGTTGGAATTAGTATACCAAGGCCACGAAAGGGGTTATTGGAAAATAGAAGAGGTAAACGAAAATGAAGAAACTAATTAGTTTATGCGTAATTGCATTACTGTCGACAAATATTCTTTTCGCACAAGCCACTGATGATAACGAAATTAAGATAGAGCAAGAAGGTGATACCTTAAAACTTTACATCGATCAAATCGGTTTTGGTAACAAAGTCGGTGGAGACGATGCAAGTAGCGGGTCATTGTCAAATATGGCAATCACTGGTAGTGGTCTAGAATTTGATCTTGATTTCACAGGGAATTCAAATATTTTATTTGGGCCAGTCATATCCGATGATAGTTATATCAAAATGGATTTTACTGGAGACTCTAATAAAATAGATTGGAACATAGGTTACATCGGTAGTACAGATGATTCAAATATTAACTTTGATGTTACAGGTTCAAGCAACCAATTCGATTTAGATCAAGGTTATGCTTTATCAGCTGAAAGATTAAACGCCGACTTAATATTAATCGGGAGCTCAAACATCTTTGATGTTGATTGGGAATCTGATGACTTGACTTGGGATTTCACTATAACAGGTGATTCCAATAACATTAACACACTTCAAAAAGATGGAGAACAAACATTGGACTTCACTCTAGTTGGAGATAGTGCAGATGTAGATATCAATCAGATATCAGGAACATGTGTAAGTGGAGCTGGAAACAGTTGTTCTTCACCTGATGCAAATATCTTATTGGATATAGAAAGTGATAATGCAGTTATTCAAATCAATCAGAAAGACGCAGCTAACGATTCTTAGTCTTTTATTGTTCATCAGTGGGGTCGGGTTTGCTGACCCCATTGGAGACATAGTAGAATCCACAGGTATCGGACAGATTTTACGAAACGGTGAGTCAACACCTCACTCAATTGGCTATGCAATAGAATTATATGATGAGGCAGAGACCGTCAATGGTCGTATGAAAATAGAGTTCTTAGATGCAGAAGAACTAGACCTTATAGAACATACATTAGTATACATTGATGAAGTATACTACGATCCAAATCCATCACTATCAAAGATGTCATTAAGGATGGTACAAGGAACCGCCCGTTTTGCTTCGGGCAAAGGTAATAAGATAAAGAAAGCAAACATAGACATCACTACGCCGACAGCACAAATTGCTATCAACGGTACAGATTTCACAACAACAATAGATGAGCTGGGTAGAACACTCGTTATACTGCTCCCTGATGAAGACGGAGTTACACCATCAGGTGAGATTGTAGTGTCAAATGAGGGTGGAAGTGTTACTCTCAATCAGGCATATCAGGCAACCATGGTATCAACCATAGAAACACCACCTACAGGGTCGGTAGTAATCAACAACTTAACAACATCCATGATAGACAATATGTTCATCGTATCACCGCCTCAGGAGGTTCAGGAGGCCGTAGAAGAACAAGCTAGAGAAGATATGAATGATGACCAAGGGGTATTAGATGTAGATTTCCTAGAGTTCAATGAACTAGAAAAGGACTATGATGATTATGCAGAAGACCCTAATTATGATGCCCGTGGAAACCGACTAGATATAGATTACTTAGATGTCGATTTCCTTACGGATGTATTAGATGTTGTAGAAGAATTAACAAAGACTACTGCAAAATTTACAGATCGACAACAAGTAACTGGGGGTGTAAGACTGGATGGAGCTGTTTTTGGTTTCAACAAGGACTCACAATTCAATGTATTTGAAGAGGATGGAAACCTAGTATTCTTTAGAGAAGTAAACGGTGTCATTGAAATTATCATTCAGAATGGTAATTCAGGTTTTATTGATGCAAGAGTTGAAGGTTACGAAGGTATAATTGAGTTTGGAAATGGAGACCCAGCTATTCAGATATTCATCAATCAGAGCAACTAGATTATATAAATACTTACTTACAGGAGAAGAAGCATGGAATACATATCTAAATTTTTAGATTGGCATGAAGACTTGACTTATAAATGGATTGAAAGATTTGGGATAACCGAATACCACGCAATGTGGGTTGCATATGCAAAAGGACTTATCTTAGGACTACTATTATGGTGGATTTTTTAAAGAAAATAAATGGAACACATTTAGGGATATTTGTAATATCCCTTTTCTTTACTGCACAATGTTATGCAGGGCCAACAGATGATAACCATATCCATGTCGAACAAGTCAGTGGTGGAGACGATGTTTCTCTCACTATAAATCAACTTGGATATGGTAATGAAGTTGAATTTTCGTTTGCACATACAAACAATGTATTCAACCTAACTCAACATGGAACTGGTAATTATATCGGATGGGTATCATACTGGGGATCAGGTAAAAGTTGGGGTGGTGATGTAGATGGTTCTGATAATACAGAAACAGTTCTACAATACGATGGTGCAACTTATGGTAGACATATATGGGGCGATGACAATACAGTAGATGTCTATCAACATGGAAGTCATACATTCAATTTAGATATACATGCAGACGATACAAATGTAGAGTTGTGGCAAGAGGGAACTGGTTCACACTATGCCCATAGTTACTTCTACGGGACTGCAGATGGATCAGATGTTGACCTTACACAAAAAGATGGTGCAAATCATAATGCACAAATCAGACTCCAAGGAACACAACCTACTACACTAACACTATTACAACAAGGTTCAACTAATCAATCGTACACGATCACTAATACTTGTTATACAGTTGGTGGATGTACGGTTAATGTATCTCAAGGAAACTAATTATGAAACAGTGGTTGTTCAACAAGATGGCTCCGTATGCCATCAAATTCAGAGAGTGGTCTAAAGGAAAGACATGGATACAAATTCCTTTATGGATTTTTATATTATGGATGTTAGGATTTGCTAATCCTTATTGGTGCGTGTATCCCGTCTGCTGGATTCAGTAATGTATTCTTGGAAGACTGTTCTAGTAACCATTGGGTTACTGTTTGGTCTCAAGGTATGGAATCCCTATCTAATTGAAAACATTACATGGTCGTGGTTCGACTTCCTACATCAACAACATGAAATAGAAAAAGTAGAAGAGATTGTACTTGTTGATATAGATGAGAAGTCATTAGAAAAGTATGGTCAATATCCATGGCCGAGAGATATCTATGCAGATATCATGATGGAATCTTCTTATACCAACAGTCATGTATTCACTCAATTATTCAAAGAACCTGATCGGTTTGACGGAGATGCTAAATTTGCAGAAGGATTAATCAATCGGCTGACGGTTCTTTCGGCAGCTCCTACAATTCAAAAAGATACTGGTTCTGCACCGATTGTAAGGACATCAGTGTTCGGCGGTGGCGAGATTAAAGATCACATTTGGAACTTTTCAGGCATTGCATCACCAGTGGAGATGCTAAAGCAAAACACATATGGTGTTGGTGTTACAGTTGCAACACCATCCATATCAGGGACACCAAACTTTGACGGTACTATCCGTTCTGCACCTTTAATAGTGTCTGCAAATGAACAGATATACCCATCGGTTGCATTAGAAGTTCTTCGAGTGTTTGGGGATCATAAAAATTACCAAACAAGGGTAACTCCCGAAGTAGGAATAGAGTGGATTCGTATGGGTAGAGCTGCTCCCATAGAAACAACACCAACGGCAGATATTCAAATAGCATACTGGTATGATTTTGATAGAATATCTGCAGCTGATTTATCTGAGTCAGACTTGGAAGGTAAAATTCTCATTTGGGGTTTAACTGCAGAAGGACTTAATAATCCATCTTCAACTCCAGTGGGTGTAATGTATCCCCACGAAGTTCAAGCCTCAATCCTCCAGTCCGTCTTGCAAGAAGTTCGAATACAACAATCCTACTATCTTGAATTCTTATCTCTCGTTCTTCTTCTGTCAGTCCTTCTAGGAATGTTGGTAATGGTTTACAAACTTCCCACAACCTTTGCGGGGATAGTCGGTCTAGGTGTCGTAGGATTTCAGGTGGGTGGGTCTCTCTATTGGTGGTCTTCATCTCTCGTTCTTTTCGATACTTTCTACTCATCGATTGCCTCCATGATTGTATTTGGACATGCATCCTTCAACAAATACTATAAGACCTATCAACTCAAAGAACAAATTAAGATGCAGTTCCAAAAATATTTATCTCCTGACATGGTTGACGAACTGGCCAAGAATCCTGAAAAATTGAGACTTGGTGGAGAGAGAAAGGAAATGACTTTCATGTTCATGGACATATGTGGGTTCACTCCCATCAGTGAGGCTTACAAAAACAACGATGATCCCGAAGGATTAGTAGACTTGATAAACAAGTTCCTAGATGTACAGACAAAGATCATTATAAATAATCAAGGAACCATAGATAAGTATATGGGCGACTGTATCATGAGTTTTTGGAATGCTCCTTTGGATTGTGAAAACCATGCAGAACTCGCTGTAAAATCTGCACTGGAGGTGTTAGATGCAACAAAGAAACTTAATGAAGAGCTTGCTCCTCTCAATCTTCCTCCTATCAATGTCGGCATT